CAGATGTTAGTCCAACTTTTCCAGGAGCTCCAAGTTCTGGACTTTATGCTGGAGGCGGTGGTGGAGCAGGAGATGGATGCGGAACAGGTGGTGCTGCTGGACCTGGTGGTGGAGGCGCAGGGCGTGCTGCAGGCACAACCAATACAGGTGGTGGCGGTGGAGGTGGTGCAGCTGGTGGTTCAGGAATCGTCGTTATAAAAGAAAAAACTTACGCATCAGGCATGTGGCCGATGCAATCACAATATTCACAAAGAGTAACTGGATCATGGGCAGAACCAGAACTTACTGCTACTATGGATTGGCTTATGGTCGCTGGTGGTGGAGGCTCAGGAGCTTCTCAAAGTGGGGCTCATGGTCACCAAGGTGGCGGTGGTGGAGCTGGAGGTTACAGAAATACATATTGTAATCCAACTGCATCTCCCGTTCAAATTCCATTAAGCAATTTTTCTCAACCTTATACTTTTACAGTAACTATAGGAGGCGGTGGGGCTGGTGGCCCTACTTCACCTGCTCCTTCTCCTTCTCCTAGAGGAGCAACGGGAAGCGATTCATCTATTGCAGGTCCAACTATTTGCACACTTACTTCAGACGGTGGTGGCGGTGGAGCTTCTACTGGTCCGGCCGGGCGTGTTGGAGGACCGGGTGGTTCAGGCGGAGGCGGAAATTCAAATGGTTCTCAACCAGGTGGATGTGGAAATACTCCTGCGATTCCTGCGGCAACAGGTGGTCCTCAAGGAAATAATGGAGGTACAGGTTTAGATGGTCCATCTAGTGTTTATGCTTCAGGTGGCGGTGGTGGTGCGGGTGCCGTTGGTACCACTGCAACTCCAGGTCAAGGGGGTCCAGGTGGTGTAGGTTTAGAAAATTCAATAACAGGCTCTCCTGTGTTTTACGCAGGTGGAGGGGGTGGTGGAACTGGAGACAGTGGTAATGCGGGTGGAACGGGTGGAAATGGTGGTGGCGGAAACGCAGGTACTACTCCAGGTTCTCCTCTAGGTGGAATTGCGGGAACTGATGGAACAGTTAATACTGGCGGTGGTGCTGGTGGAGGCGGCGGTGATCCACGAGCCGGAAAAGCAGGTGGTTCAGGAGTTGTAATATTTAGAACTCCAAGTGCCTTTCCTATGGCAGTAACTCCATGTGCCAATACGGTTACGACAACTCCAGGTGGATGCTATGTTGCTAAATTTACAGTGACAGGAGCCAATACATTAACCATTTAAAATTAATATAGATCAAATTGACGAATATGATCTATATGATATAAAGAAAGAGAAAGATGAATTTACAAAATTATTTCTGGTATTTTCAAAAGGCTATTCCGACTCATATTTGTGATGACATTATTAAATATGGATTACAGACTCGGGAACAAATGGCTGTAACCGGTGGCTATGGAACTCAAAAATTAAATCGTCAGCAAGTTAAAGACTTAAAAAAGAAAAGAGATTCAAATATTGTCTGGTTGGCGGAGAACTGGATTTATAAAGAACTTCATCCCTATATTCGTCAGGCCTCTAAAAACGCAGGCTGGAATTTTCAATGGGATTTTTCTGAAGCCTGTCAATTTACCAAGTATAATAAAGGCCAGTATTATGATTGGCATTGTGACAGTTGGGAACATTCTTATAATCAACCTAATAATCGCAATAGTCATGGTAAAATAAGAAAATTATCCGTCACTCTTTCTTTATCCGATGAAAAAGATTATAAAGGAGGAGAACTGGAATTTGATTTAAGAAATAAGGATCCAGATAAAAAAAGAAATACTATAGTATGCAAAGAAATTAGACCCAAAGGATCACTCGTGGTATTTCCTTCCTTTGTCTGGCATCGCGTGAGACCAGTAACCAAAGGATCAAGATATAGTTTAGTTATATGGAATTTAGGATGGCCTTTTAAATGAAAAAGAAAAAGAAATTGGAAAAATTGTGCCAAGCATCTGAAGGAGGTAAACCCGAACTTCTTAATACAGAACATTATTTTTCTTCTCCTATCTATTGGACGGATAAACCTGAATGGGTAAAAGAATTCAATAGGGCTTCCGATGCTTATATCAAACAAGCTCGTCTTACTAATTTAGAACAAATTAAAAAAAGAAATAAAAAACACGGCAATAAGGGAGAGCATCCCTGGGTGCATCATTCAACGACGCTCATTAATGATCCTCAATTTAAAGTGTTACAAGATTATATTGGAGCTACCGCATGGAATCTACTCGATGGACAAGGATTTGATTTAAGCAATCATACCATTTTTATTACCGAGCTATGGGTTCAAGAATTTTCTAAAGATGGGGGAGGACACCATACGCTGCATACGCATTGGAATGGTCATATCTCTGGATTCTATTTTTTAAAAGCCAGTGAGAAAACATCGCTGCCTGTCTTTGAAGATCCACGACCTGGTCAAATGATGAACCTACTTCCTCAAAAAGATCCTTCTCAAATAACTCTAGCCTCTCATCAAGTTAATTATCAGGTTAAGCCGGGACGTTTAATCTTTTTTAATTCTTATCTCCCTCTTCTGTATGCCGTTGATAATGGTTATGAACCTTTTCGTTTTATTCATTTTAATATACAAGCTATACCAAATGGACCTTTAGGAAAACCGGGACAACTTACCTGGTTGCAACAACAAGAGGAGAATAAAAAAAATGCCAAAAAAAAATAAAATAATACATTTACCAAAGCTGCATAATACCATGGGAGCCTCTCACAATGCCTATATCAAAGCGATGCTGGGACAAGTTCATACTCAACGTCCCAACGATATGGTGGAAACTTTAATTGAGGAAAGAAAAAAACAACTGATAAAAGAGAAACATGTTCAAAAAAACAAAATATAAAATTTTAAAACAGGCTATTACGCCTGAACTTGCTAAATTCGTTTATACTTATTTTTTAAATAAACGCAGAGTGGCCCGTTTCTTTTTTGATACTCAATGGATTTCTCCCTTTACTGCTGAATGGGGGGTTTGGAACGATACGCAAATTCCTAATACCTATTCTCATTATGGAGATCTGGTGATGGAAACTTTGCTTCAAGGTTTAAAAGAAAAAATGGAAAAAGAAACAGGTTATAAACTTCAAGAAACTTATGCTTATGCACGAATCTATAAAACAGGTGATGTTTTGCATCGCCACAAGGATCGCTATTCTTGTGAAGTGTCTACGACTTTAAATCTAGGAGGAGATCCCTGGCCTATTTATCTGGAACCTTCCGGTAAAACTGGAATGGCAGGCATTAAAGTAGATTTAAAACCTGGAGATATGCTTTTATATTCCGGATGTGATCTTGAACACTGGCGTGATGCCTTTGCAGGTAAGGATTGTGGTCAAGTCTTTCTTCATTATAATGACCGAACCAAGAAAACGGCTAAAGAAAATCTCTATGATAAACGTCCGTTTCTAGGGCTTCCAGCATGGTTTAAAAACTTTAGGTTGCCTCCCACTAAAAAATAAGATATAAAAAAGACTGGTGTGGGGGATCTTTCCACCACAAAGGTCTTCTACGCCTCTTCATAATCTGTTGATATCCGCATAGTTCTGGTATAATCATACTTAAAGAGATTTTTTATGCTACAAAAAATAGGCTTTATGCCTGGATTTAATAAACAGGTGACTCCCACTACCGCTGAAGGACAATGGATTGCTGGAGACAATGTACGTTTCAGATATTCCACTCCTGAAAAAATAGGAGGTTGGGCTGAACTAGGGGAAAGTTATTTAACCGGTCCTGTTCGAGCCTTACACCATTTTGTAGATAATGTCGGCATCAAGTATGCTGCATTAGGTACTAACCGAATTCTATACATTTATTCCGGGGGAATCTTTTACGATATTCATCCCATTAGAACGACCACTACTTTAACCAATGCTTTTTCAACCGTAGGAACGAGTCCAGGGCCTGCTACGGCTGCTGTCACGATTACGTTTCCCACTCCTCACGGAATTAACGTGGGAGATATTATTCTTTTAGATGGTTTTACGACCATCACAGGTTCCAATTATGTAGCCGCTGATTTTGATGACAAAAAATTTATGGTCACAACGGTGCCGACGACTACCACTTTAACTATTACCATGCCATCCGTAGAAACCGGAGCCGGTGCCACGACTTCAGGAGGCATTAGAGTTCAGGCATACTATACCGTGGGTCCAGCACAACAGCTGGCCGCTTATGGTTGGGGCATAGGACAGTACAGTGGAACCGTGGCCGGTGAATTGGATACCACTTTAAATGGAGCGTTATTAGCGGATACGGCAGGAACCGGAGGATCCGGAACTTCAGTAACATTAACCTCCACCACAGGATTTCCAACTACGGGAATTATTTTAGTCGGAGCCGAACTAATTAGTTACACTGGAATTACAGGCAATGATCTTACAGGCATTACCCGAGGAGCTTCAGGAACTGCAGTTTCAGGCACAACAGGAAGTGCCCATTTGACTGGGGCAACGGTTTATGATGCTAACGATTATGTCGGCTGGGGCGAAGCGGCTTCAGGTGACTATGTGATTGAACCTGGGATGTGGTCTTTAGATAATTATGGAACTAAACTCATTGCTTTAATTGTAGGAGGATCGTGTTTTGAATGGGATTCTTCCATTGCAGCAGCAACGTCTACCCGGGCAACCATTATTTCAGGAGCGCCAACAGCTTCCAGAGATATGTTAGTTTCAACTCCCGATCGACACTTAGTGTTCTTCGGAACTGAAACCACGATTGGAGATACAGATACACAAGATGATATGTTTATACGCTTTTCTTCTCAGGAATCCTTAACAGATTATACTCCTACCGCAGTTAGTACCGAAGGCTCACAAAGACTAGCGGATGGCGCTTAAATTATGGGAGGATTAAGATGTCGGGATGCGATATA